ATATCAAACCTCGACCAATCATTTAAGGTTTTGTTAAAATACATATCTCCAAATGTTCCATCTCTTTTCATGCCAACATGATCTTGTATGTACATCTCAATAGCAGCGGCATGTGCTTGTTTTATATCTTCACTTGAGTTAGGTATCCCACCTACTTCTTTTTCAGCTACAGATAATTTGTTCCAAACCTTATCTGGTCTGTTCATACTAAAACCTCTATAACCTCTTCTTCTAAGATAGTAAAGAAGTCTTGGTTTATTGTTCTCTGCAAGTATTGGCATTCCATAAAACACTATAGCCATCAACACATCTTCAAAAAACATTTCGGCTGTTGGTGGTCTAGATAAGTATTCTAAAAAGAAACTATTTGCTGGAGAGTCTTCCATGCTAAATTTCGTTAATCCATGTAAAGCTCCTTTTGATCCACCACCATCAACGGTACCTGATATATCATAAGAGTCACAACCAAACGCTCCCATATGTTCGTTACCAGGATATCGTATACCATTTTTTAATATAATTCTATTTTGTAGTTGTTGGGATGGTACCCAACTAACTTTAAAACGTCCTTTTGGATCTGGATAAAAAATAACTTGACTATCTTTTATTCCATTAATCCATTGAAAATTACCAGTTGTAACACCTAAACTTCTTGATAATTCTTCATTATAATCTATTTGTTCGTATATTTTTACTAAATTAAATATACTTCCTATAGCTTCGTCTCTAAACGCATGTTCTTCAGTTCTTGGAAACTGTCTATAAAACTCATTTAAAGCGTCATGATCTTGTTTTAATCCATCGGCTTCATTTTGCCAATGCTCAACTATACCTATATCAATTAATTCACCGTCTGGCCCGAGTACGTCTGTGTCAGGAGTATCAAATACTGGAAGTCCGAACTCGTCAATAAATCCTTCGTAGTTCCATTCCATTGGGATAAACAAAGAGTAGAGACCAGACTTAGTCTGACCATTTCTATTTCTCTGTGTGACATCTGAGTTATTGTATAGTTTTTTAAAATTGTCTCCACCTTTATCTAATGCGTTTGAAGTAGAGCCCATCATACATTTACCAACAATCCTACTACCTAATCGTAAACATGTTTTGGTAACTCTCCAGTTGTTTAAAATGTTATCGGGTCTTTCCCATTTACCGCTCTCATCATGTACTAGTAAATTAAGTTTTTCACCATCATAACTGTTATCACCAGTATTCTTCCAATCTATAGTTGTATCAAGACCTTGTAAGTCTTCTAATTGCTCATTGGATGTTATTTTTTTTCTTGTAAACTTACTAGCTGGTACTCTATATGCTAATTCTGTTTTTGGCCGATCCATACCATCTTGAATCGGTTTGAAAAAGAATGGATAGTTTATACTTATCGGTACAACCTTGTCAGTAAACATTTTCTTAGCATCTGCACCTGTTTTAGAAAGTATCCCATATCTACTATCACTTGCAAGAGTGGCTAAATTAACCGTTTCTGCAGATGACATAAACGAAAACCCTGATCTTCTGTTCTTTAGATAACACATTCCATAACATCTTTTATCAGCTTTACAAGCTTCCCAAAATATATAGAACAATCTATTTGATTCTCTAAAATCTGGAGCGCCTACATCTATTTTACTCCATTGTAGATACATATAATGTGTACCTGTTAAATAAGTTGGTTTATCATTATTTATAAACCAAAAACCTTCTTCCCTTCTTTTAAACTCTTCATCTATATAATCGTACCACTGTTCTTTGTTTTCGTCTGGATAGTTTCTCCAATCAAATATATTTTTAAGACGACTTAATTCTTTTGGTGGTTCTATTTTTGACCATTTGTTCCCTTGCAATTTATGTACTTGCACGGGCACAGATGGTAAAGCAATTTTAAGATTTTGGATTTCATATATTTCACCTATTTTACCTGTTTTAGATATAACAATAATATCGTGTTCTTTGTTGTATCCGTATTTCCATTTTTTACCACGATTCATTCTAGTAACCGTGGTTTTTTTAATGGGTTCTATTATTTTAACTAAACTTTGCTCGTACATTACTTAGATCTACCTTCTGCGAATCCTTTAAAGACTTTTTCCTCTCTCTTTTCAGGTGTTTTTCCCTCAAGCAGGTTCTCTTCTTCTTGTATTCTGTTAAGTATTTCAAATGCGTCAAATATAGCTAGTTTTTTAGTAGCCGCTGCATTTTTTAATCTATCAGCCGATATATCATCATCAGAATCTACAATAGGTTCTTTAGCAACCTTAATTAATTCATCAACTGCTTTTTGCCCAGCTTGGATTATATTCTTCTTCGTCTCCTTGATATTCATATTTTATTGTAATTAAATTTGATAAAACTCTATATAATCTTTCCCCATCAATAATAAACTCGTATTCACTATTTGGTTTAAAACCAATTAAATCATTAACTTTTACTGTGCCATCTGAATATTTAACAATACCTTGCAGTGGTTTTTCAGATTCAATATTAAATTGATCAACAGCTTTTAAAGGTTTTACAAAACAGTAACCTTTTGGCGCTAACCACTCTTTATTTCTTTTATATAAAAATATCTGATCAAGCGTTATAAGGTAGGTTTTTTCATTAAAATAACTTCTACTATTTTTTTCAATACCTTTTACGTTGTGCCATCTACGAAAAACATTGTGATGAAGTATTACTGTATCACCTGGTTCTATATCTGTATCACCAATAAGAGGTGTTGATATAACAATAGCTTCTCTATTAGTATATTGATGATTATATATTTCAGTATTAAGTATTAACTCTGAATCACCAACTTTTTTCTTATTGTTATATCTTTCTCCTTTTGGTGTTACAACAAAGTTGTAAACACTTTTCATTAGTATTCTAGATTATATTCTACAGATACCGCCATATTTTTGTTGAAATCTTTCCAAGGCAAAACATCTTTTTTCTTTTTAATATAAATAGAAAACTTATCATCTTCTTCTATTATATCACAAATAGTATGTCCACCGTAAACCTCTTGACCAACAGAATAATGCATGGCGTCGTTTTTATAGTCTTTACCTACACTAATCTTTCTTATTAACTTTGCCATTTTCTTTTTGATAATTTATAGTACCGTCTTGAATATTGATATCTGATGTTCCATATTCTTTTTCAAAATCTTTTTGGAATTTATTTAATAAATCTTGTGCTAAAGATATATCATGTAAAAGATTATGTTTTCTACTTTCTAGTACCCCTATTTCTAATTGTATTTGATTAACTTTGTTTATTACTTTTTGAACTTTATGTAATTCATCTTTAGTAATTTTTTCAGGTTTTTTACCTGTTAATTCTTTAATTTTTTTACTTGTTCCTTTTACTTTGCTTGTTGCCATTTTTATTTAATTTAATTTAATTTATATTTATTTATAAAGTTTGTGATATCCCATGTTTTGCACATAGGTAAGCATTTACTCTTTCTATATCTAAATCTGAAGCTACTCCACCTTCTGTAACGCAAACGTCATATATAGTTGAATTCAAATATCTAGTAGTTCCTCTTGCTCCTAGTTGATTAAAATCTCCCTCAGAAGTATTCGCTGCTTGTGAATCTTGAGCAAGTAAAACTCCATTTTTCCAAACATTAAGATTACCTGTACCACCAGCTTCTCTTTCTACTGTTACTACCATTTTTTGAGCTGCAGGAAAATTACCAGCAGTTCCATCACCTGGTTCTATATCAGTAGTGGATCCACTTTCCCCATAATATCTTAAATTATCATCATTGCCTCTAAATTCAATCCAAGGTCTATTAGCAACACTAGAATTCCCAAGTACTACTTCGTTGACTCCTACAGCTGTTCTTTTAATTACAACCCAAACAACAAATCCTTCTTGAGACGCGATTTGCACTTGTGAAGCATCTAAATCATAATGATCACCATCACTACTAGCGAATAATAACGACTTATCCGCAGTGATAGCCGCTTGATCTAGTTCAGTTTCTTGTATAGCGTGTCTATTATTACTGCTTTGATCATCCCATTGTTGTACTTGATCTTCGTCACCGTTTAATGTAAGATTTGCTTTCCATTTATAGTATATTGATAAATTACTACCAAAAGCGTTTGTGCTACCGTGAGGTATACCACCATGAGATTTATATCTACTTCTTCCTATTAGCATATTAATTATTTGTTACCAAGCAGCGCTCGCTGTTGATGATTCTTGATATTGTATATTTACTCCTAGTAAGTGAGCATCTTCGTTTAAATCATCCCCACTTACATCTCTAAATACTCTAAAATAAACCAATTGCCCTTCCGCTGGACTACCAGCAATTGTGCAGGCGCCTGATGCAGCTGATATATGCACTTTACCAGCAGCTGTACCTAAAACATTATCTGTAACGGCAGTAGCAGCTGTACCCCAAGCACTATCTATAGTGCCCCCATCTGCGTGCGCTGTTGCTTGTATTCCCCATTGAACATCGTGAGATGTTGTGGTTGAAGAAGCTGGTTTCCAGTAAAATTTAGCCTTAATGTTCGTTGCAGCGTCCCATTGTTCTGGCATAACTAATTTAAATTGTGCATATTCATCTGTTGATGTGTCAAAAGCAAAGAAATCACTCATTACGTTATGTGAAGATGATTCTTCTGTACCAGCATCAGCGCCATTAGTTACAGAAGGAACCATCGATCCTGCATCTACATATATTGTTCTATAATTTGTACCTGTTACAGCGCCAGTAACAACTGTAGCAGCTTCTAAAGCTATTGTACCAGCTGGATCTAAAGTTATATTACCATCAGCTTCTACTTCAAAGTGAGCTGCAGCACCAACACCATCTACAGTAGTAATTGTTGTTGCTCCATTGGTAGATGTTGCTATTGTTGCGTAATCAGCTGCTTGAGCATGGCTAAGCATCTTTATATCTGTAGCACCGTCTGTAGTAGTTAGTTCTATTCCTGTTGTTGTAGCTGCGTCAGCCGTGCCATCAGATCCAACCTTTAATTCTATACCAGTCATTTTATTTGTACCATCTGCATCATCTATATCTAAAGTACAAGATACACCATAAATCTCTGTTGTAGCAGCAGCGTGCATATCAACACTATCTTTTAAGTCAGCTTTTAAACCATAAAGTTTATACGTGTCTCCACTTTGAGTTTGACCAGTTCTTTCGCTATCGATCTCTATAAATCTTTTTTCCCAATTTACACCACCTTCTGTAGCTAAATCATCGTCTATATGTAAACCGTAACCTCTACCAGCACGTCCTAAATCCGATGTATCTACGTACATAACACTAGCGGCCTGTAATGCTATCGCGGAGATATCTACAGCATTAGCTGTTGTGTTGTTAGCGTTTATATCTAAAGCAAACTTATCAACATCAAGGTTTGATATTGTAACAGCCGCTGTACCCCCAGCTGCAGGGTTTTCTATAAATAACTTACCCCAAGACAGCGAAGCGGTTCCTAATCCTCCTTCTTGATCTCCTCTAGGTACTATATTTGGTGTTGCCATATTTTTATTCTTTTATTTTATATTTTTATTAAACATCTAATGGTTGCATTTCGCTAGAGCCTGGTCCAGTTTCCCAATAACCTTCACTAACATAAGAACCATCGTCTGCTGGTTCATAATCTGTTCCATTTAAATCCCACATTGAGTTAAAATCACTTGTAACAGGTACAGGTGTTAGGTTACCAGCACCGTGCGTTGTTATTTCCCAGAAATAATCTACAATAACAGCGCCACCACCTGGATCACCCATCATTCCAGGACCACCTATAGCTCCTACTGTTGTTACGAAAAGTCCTAAAGGCGCCATTATCTACCGAAGTAAGTTATTATACCTCCATCTGCATCATCTGCATTTATAGATACTGAATCCCATCTACCATATATTACAGATCCTTTTGGAAATATTTGACTACTATCAATAGCCATACCACCTACACCAACAGCACCTTTTTTATTTGGTTTTACAAAAGTTATAGTTTCATTATTCGTCCATGTTACAGACGCGCTTATTGTTATTTGCTTAGTGTTACCTCCTGTGTCTACAACAGTAACAGTACCTAAAAGTGCACCGGTAGAAGTTGTATAAACCTCATCACCAACTTCTATTTGATCAGATTGACTAACATAGTTTTCTTGATCAAATATACAGTCATCTGAACTACCTGTTGATTGATTTACTGTTCTAGTATAAGAACCAGTTGAATTAGCTGCTGTACCTATACTTACGTATTCTTCATTACCATTAAATGGATCAGTGGATGCTACTAAAGCACTAAGCGAAGTGTCTGCTAAAAATTGAATAGCTACAATAACCATTTCTTCTGGAGCAGTTATAGTATTTGCCGCGGTATCTGCAAATGCTGAACCAAATTGTCCAAATCCATAAGCTACTTCTTGTGAGTTTTGTCCCATAATTTTATTTTTTTACTTTTTCAAGTGATCTACCGCCAAAATAAGCGCCGATCACGGTTATTAATACTAATTGAAGTAAATCAACCCAAGAAGATTTAACTTCAAATTCTAATGCACCTGCATCTATAAATATTAATAGCATGGTGCATACTATTAAAAATATTAAAGTCAATGGTCTTACATTTTTGCTTAACCATGAATCACTTTTTAAATCTGCTTCCCAACGAGCTGTAATATTCTTTTCTATTTCAACTTCGTAGTTAGCAACTAATTCTTTTATTTTTCTTTCTGCCTCGAGCTTTTCTTCCTTAGATGTGTGCAAGTTATCTATAACTCCACCTACATTTTTTACTAAATCAGCAGCTCCTCCAGATAATAAGTTTCCTAACATAATTTAATTTTTAATATCCTCCTCCACCTGTTGTTGGTGTTGCTGGTGGTGGTGTTATTTGTGGTTGTTGAGGTGTTACTACTTGTTGTTGAGGCGGTGGTGTATTTTGTGATATAGACACTCTAACCTCTTCAGCGGTTTCACCTAATACACTGGTTATTTGATCATGAGTTTCACCAGGCATATAAACTACTTTTTTAGCTCTAATATGCTTGTGCGCTCCAGTTAAACCATAATTTTTACCCCAAGCTACAGCTTCTAAATATTTAGAAAAAATTGGTAAACCATTCATATATCCTACTAACGCCATACTATAGGTATCTTACCGTTTTATGACTACCACCTTTTGAGTCATAATAATCTTGTTGTTTCTTTTTTCTTTTATTAGCTCTTATTTTACTTCTTTTTCTTTCTATAGCAGCACTTACTCTATTTGTCATTTTTTTAAAAGCCCTACTAATTACTGTTCCTTTTTTGTTTACTTTAAAATTACCACCACAACCAGGGTCTCCAGGCGAGCAACCATGTAGCGGAGAATTGTATTTCATCGGAGAATCATCATCATATTTTTCTAAATCACTGTATTTTTCGTAATCTTTACTTTTAACATTTTCTTTTGCTATTTTGCTAAACTTCTGAGAATGTGGTGTTAATCCTTCTCTTTGTACTCTTTGTATTTTTACTGGATCTTCATAACCAGGATCAAGTTTAACTTCGCTAGGTTTTTCTTTTATTTTTTTTGGTATTGGTTGTGTATACTCTGTATAAGTAGCTGCTCTAGGTCCAGTTGGTGTTTTAGTTAAATAGTCCATAGCATGAACTCTTTCTTCACGCTGTTCTTTTAAAAAGTCATAATCTTTTTTAGTATAAGGATCTTTGTTTTGTTTTACTGGTGAGTTTTTAAACCCACTAAATCCTTTCATTTTGTATGCCATAATTTATTTTTTTGCGAATTTTTCTAAACCAGCAATGCCAAAGCATCCTAGTACAACATATACGAATGAATCGTATACAAACTCATTAATTGTTAAATCTAGTCCCCAATAACCTGTTGATAAATCTAAAGCCATAACCACACACATAACAAAAAATGCTATTGCACCAATTATAGTTTTTTCATTCCAATCGTTATTATCTTTAAATATGTTCATTTCCGTTGTTTGCGTCATATTCCCAAGGAAAATCATGATCACCAGCTTCTCTCCATTCTCCATCAACACTTATCATATCTTTACCTCTTATTGTTTGTCTTGGATATGTTATACCGTTATATTTAATATAATCATCTCCATATTCTAATTTACCTATTTTAATGTCAGTAGCATGCCTCATTTCGTGTGCTAGTAGTTTTCTTTCTTCATAACTACCAGGTATTATTTTGTCACTAATATATATACTACCATCCATATTAGCTTCACCACCAACTCCTTTTTCTAATTCCTTTCTAATTACAGGTGTTCCAGGTACAGATGCATCAGGATCTCCACTCTCTCTATGAAAACGAAGTTTAGTCTTGATATGACCATTAACTGCATATGGTTGTCTTGCTGTTCCTAGTTTAAATCCCATAAATTATATTTTATGATAATTCACTTGAATCATCTTTTATTTCCTCCTCTTGCATTTCTTCTTCTGGCTTACTACTAAGATCTTCAGCATAAGGATTTTTAGATAGTTCTTCTTGTTTTTCTATATTTGCTTGTGCTGTATTAGCGTTTGGATTTATATTTTTTTCTTCAGGTGTTAATTGTATTTTGTTTCTCTTTTTTTCTTTCCAAGATCTAATCCTATCCATTAAACTACCTCTTTCAGGTCTATCTTCTCTATTAGTAAATATATCACCAAAATTAATAAACTTAGTTGGAGATGGTTTTTTACCAGGATAAGAAAAACCTTTCATTTTATAAGCCATATTATCTATCTTTATCTTTTATCATATCATCTATAGCTTTATTGTAAACTTTATCTGTATATGATTTGTTGTTGTAAAATACACTTCTTTCTGATACTGGTAAATCTTCTTCTCCTAACAGTATTCTATATATTCTAGTTATCATTTGAGAGCATTTAAAAGATGTTTTAAAAACTGAATACATAATAGTAGTTCTATTACGGTGTCTCCAAGTTTCTATCCAACCTTCTCTTCTTAATCTCTCCCATCTATTTTTATCCCATGAATAAGTGTAAACTCCATCCATAAAATCTTTTCGTGTAAATCTTTTTTTACAATCTAAATAAATTAATAATTCTAAGTCTGCGTCTTTTAACCCGTAAGTTTTACAGACCCACTTTCTAGTGAGTCTGTAATACTTAAGGATATTCATATCACGCAAATCTTGCGCGGATAATCTCATCTACTATTATGAAGCAGCAGCGTTGTTAAACTTAACTTGAGCAGCCTCGTTAGTCATACCGTAAGCATAGTATCTGCTTCCGTCACAAAATATATCGATTCTACTACCAGGTCCAGCACTATCAGTGATATTTATATAGTCATCACCTGAAACAGCGTAGTCTCCTACACCATCGTTAGAATCTAATATAATACCAATAAAGTCATCATTACCAGCTCCAGCGTGGATATTAATAATATTATCCATACCAGTTGCTGTAGCATCAATACCTTCTGTCGCTATAATAGTAACATGCCATCCAGTTAAAGCAGCCGAAATAGTTGGCAATGTATAAGCCATAGTAGCACCTGGATTACAGAAAAATACTTTACCAGAATCACCAGCAGTTAAATTAGTATTTGTTGTTGATGCTGTTACTGGCAACCAACTACCAACAGCATTTAAAGTTATAGAAGTAACCGCAGTAATATCTTGGCAAGCGTAAACAGAGTTTACATCATCAGCGATAATTTTTACAGTACCTGGTTTACTACTAGACATCGCAGCAGCTAATTGCTCAACAGCTCTATCTTCTTCACCAGTTGTACAAACTAACGTAATCTTGTCATATCCTTTTGTTCCTGATACATTGTCTCCAACTGCAGCAGCTTCAAAATAAACATCAACTGCTGATGAAGCTGCATAAGCTCCTCTAAAATTCTCAGAAGAATTCATGTACGAGTCGTTTGCAGCATTGTGAAAAATTACATAATTGTTTTTCATTTTTTTTGTTTTAATTTGTTAATAAATAATTGTTTGTTGTTTTTGGGTTTGGGATTGTGGATTTTGGTTTAGGTATCTATTAATACCACATCACCTGATCGGATAACTTGGTATAATATATCTTTATACTGAACACCATGCCCAGCATGTTTATCGTAGTATACGATATCTTTGTCTTTTATTCCTTCTACTAAATTTCCTGTAGAAATAACCTCTGCCTTTATATACCTATTGTCATTATCTATATCTTCTGTCATTATTAGGCCAGCAACTTTCTTAGGTTCTTTTTTGATGTTTTTTACGATTATATAATTATTAACTGCTTTCATTTGTTCTCATGTTTGAAATTACACAATCTGCAGATATAATCGTTGATACTACACTTACTGCATTTTTAAGCGCTGACTTAGTTACAAGCACTGGATCTATAATACCAGATTTAACCATATCAACACTTTCACCTGTTACAACATCTACACCTAATCCTTTCTCAGGTCTTGGAGCGGTCTGCTCAAGCCCTGCGTTTCTTAATATTATATTAAAAGGTGCGGTTATAGCTTTAAGTAGTATCTTCTCTCCTACCGCGTCAGCGGTGATTTTTTGCGAAGCATTAAGTAGAGCAACTCCACCACCTGGGACGATACCTTCTTTCAGGGCCGCTTTTGTGGCGTAGATAGCATCCTCTACTCTATCTTTTTTCTCCTTCATTTCAACTTTAGAATTAGCACCTACTTTTACAACTCCTACAGAGCCAGATAGCATAGCTAGTCTTTGTTGATGTTTCTTTTGTATAAACGGGTTTTTCTCCCACTTATCTATAGTTTTCTTAATACTCTTGATCCTTTCTTCCATTTGATCTTCTGGAGTATCTATAGTTAATACAGTGTTTTTATCATCAGTTATAGACGTATATGCCTCACCTAAACAATCTATATCTATAAGATCTAAATCATCACCAAGTTCTTCGTTTATAACTTTAGCACCAACTAAAAACGCAAGATCTTCACATGTATCTTGTTTTGTTGGTCCAAAACCTGGTAAATCAATTATATTAACTTTTATGTTACCTTTCACCTTATTCATTAAAAGCGCTGCTTTCAATTGTTGATCTACTGGAGCAACTATAAGTAAAGAGCGCTTGTTTTGTATAACATGTTCTAATATTTTCTGTATTTTTCTAACATTTGGTATTTCTGAAGATACTATTAATACTAATGGGTTATCAAGTTCTGCAACTTGTTTATCCTTATCAGTAACAAAATGTGGAGATGTGAGTCCTGAGTCTATTTGTACACCATCTACAACATCAACATATGTTTCTTCAGTTTCTGACTCTTCCATTAACACCACACCATCTTTACCTACTTTAGTATAAGCTTCTGCTATAATCTTTCCTAGTTCCAAGTCATTATTACAACTAATTGAACTAACAGATTCCAGCATATCACCCTCGATCTTGACAGAAATCTTATCTAGGTAATCATTTACTTTTTTAAGACCAGATTTTATCCCGTCTTTAACTTCTCTAACGTTAGTATTGGTATTACTAACTTCTTTTAACAGAGATTCAGCAAGGACGGTAGCTGTAGTAGTACCATCACCCGCTTCTCTCACTGTATTTCTAGCAGCTTCTTTAATAAGGGTAGCACCCATATTTTCAACCGGGTCAAATAAGACAACAGATTCTGCTACTGTTACACCGTCTTTTGTAATCACCGGGTTACCTCGATCATCTTCGTATATTACACACTTTCCAGATGCTCCTAAGGTTGATTTTACTGCTTTTGCTAGCTTTTCAACGCCAGCTATCACTTTATTTTTAGCATTATTGCCAAAACTCACGTCTTTGACAATGCTGCTAGCATAATTATGTTCCATATTTGATTAAATTTGATTAAATTGTACTTCTTTTAGAATGTTTTTACTACTTTTGGGCCTTTTGTAGCCTCTAATTTTTTCGAGAAATGGTCAACGCTGCCATCAATTGCTGCTTCAGCGCCTTCTATGGTCTCTCTTCGTGTAACATCGTGCCAATTTTTATCATTTTCTGGGTCATTTACTTCAGTTTGATAAAAACCGTTAGGTAATTGTGTGATTCTCCAATTACTTTTGTCAGCTAGATGCTTCCATTGGTTAATAGTTTTTTCATTCGGTTTTGTGTTGCTAGTCATTGTACTAGTCTTGTAGTATAAATAAGTCATTTTGGTTTGTTTTTTGGTTAATATTGACTTGGTTTAGGGTGTTTCCCTATTTTTATTTTTTATTTTTTGCAGCTTCTTTTGCTGCTCTTTCTCTTCTATACTGAGCTTTTAATCCTTTATACATATTCAAAGCTTTCTGACCAGCATAATGAACAGCCATTCCACCTTCTTTAGATATCATTGCTTTTCCAAGAGCTTTTACCTTATCTATCCATTTCGTACCTTTGGTACCTTTCTTTTTTAATCCCGGTATAATTTTAAGTGGAGAACTACCCATGTATTTAAATAATGGTGAGTTCCCTGATTTTAAGGTGAACTTACCACCTTTTTTATAGTCTCCTATTCCTGCCATTTTTTTTTATTTTTAATGTTATTAATTATAGTTTTAAACCACCAGACAAATCACCTAAAGTATAATTTTTTCCAAGTGGTTTTTGTCTTCTTTCAAATTCTTTTTTGTGTTGCTTAGCTGTCATCCAATCGCCTGTTTTAGGATCTTTATATTGAGCTTTACGCCCCATCTCCATCAGTTCTTTGTTAACTTGTAAATGCTGTTTTTCACCGTCTTCAGCGATTTCTTGAGTTTTGCTTTTACGTCTACCAAACAAAGCACTTAATCCCTTACCTATAGCATAACTAAAAGGCATTGTCATTGCTAATAAAAGCTCTGGATTAACACCACCTCCGCTTTTATCATCTGTTTTCACATCTTTCTTCTTATTCTTTTTTGGATCTTTCTTTTTACCTTTAGTATCAGTTTTTTTAGATGTTATATTTTTTATTATCTGATCAGTTGGGGTATTCATGGCTTGATCAAAATGACCAGGTTCTGAAACATCTTTCTTCTCTACACCAGTAAACATTACAGGTTGAAACAAAGAACCTTCTCTATCATATAAAGAAGTAGCAAAAGCTTGTTTTACAGGTGATGCATACTTGTTTTGTGTTTTTATTATATTACCTCTTCCTCTTTGCATAATTATACTGGTTTTACCGAGCTTATAGCAGCGTCTACAACTTTTTCTTTAACCATATCTTTTGTTGCTTTGAAATTATCAGATGCTTTGTGTAAAACTTGGCTAAACACACTACCACCTGTAGTTTTAGCAGTTTGACCATGTCCTTTAATTAGCGCTTGATTACCTTGAGGCGCTCTATATGTAGAGGCTTGAAATGGAGATGATTTTGATCTACCATCAGGCATGTTATCACTACCTTCTCTAATTATACCTGGTAAAGCAGCATAAGTATCGCTGTTTTTAGCTTTCCAATAAGCCATATTTTTATTTTCCATACTATTCGTTTTTTGTTCCGTTACCGAAGTTGCCTCGGTTATTATTCACAGATGTTAATACTAATTTACCATCTTTTGTGTGGTGTACATCTTTATTTTTAAGAGAAAACCCTTTTTTTATAAGTTTTCTACGTTCTACTTGATTCTCTCTCTTTCTTTTCTTTCTTGCAGGAGATTTAGCATACTCCAAATCTCTCTTCTTTTTAGCAGCAGAAGCTTTTGGTGATAATTTCTGTGTCATGACGTTCCACCTGTCGTGCTCTTAACATTTTTAAGAGACTTTGCTGCGTGATATAATTTGCTACCACCTTGTTTAAGTTTATTTACAAGACCAGCACCACCAACCATACCTAAAGCCTCAGCGCCTGAACTAGGTATAACAGTATCAAGTATGCTATCTACTATTGCTTTATTTTTACCCGTAAGTTGCTTTTGTTTTGATTGATATTCCTCCATGCTCTTTTTGTTATCTTTTACAATACTCGTCTTTTTATCAAAAACGCTTTTTACAGGAGATTTTTTCGCGAATGCTCTTAATGGTGTATTCCTCATTTTTTCTTTTTCTTCTTTGTATCAATTGGTTTAAAAATAGCTGGATCAATATTCCACTTGCTTTTCTCCTTTTCCTTTTCTATTTTTATAACTTCTTCAGCAGGAACACCGTCTACTGTTATCTTACTTATATCAAATCCAGGATGCTTTTCTTTTTTAGTTTTATCTTTGTCGATAAATGCTCTTAATGGTGATGTTCTCATATTCTCTATTATTACACATTAAATTCACTATTTACACTTGTGTGACAAAAGCTTGTTACTCTTATCTCTACTACCTATCTCTAACCCTAGATATTACCCTAGTAATATCCTTAGGTAGAGAGTGTGACATTTGCCTGCTACTCTGTATACTATAACTACCTATTGTCACTATAAAAAGCATATTGTAAATTTTGGGACGTAGCGTTGCCCCCTCCCCTATACACCCCCTCTCCCTAGGAAAACTCGTTTTTAATTACCGGCCCCCACGTTTCCCCACGTTTTTACGTTTATATTTCCATCGTTTTCTACGATTATGCGTCTCGCTCTTATTTCGTCATATATATTTCCCTCTACTATTTTAGCTTTTTATTTCTACTACTATTATCCATTCACCATCGTATTCGCTATGTATATATCATCATGACAATATGACATGACATATCGACACACATACTAAATACGAATTGATGTTGATAATATAAATGTAAAAAGAATAACAAAATGCAATACTCAAAAACAAATACTAATATAGCAATTGTCACAACAATTACATTACAAATAATAGCAATTATAATTATTGATATATGTTGTTGAGTGAGAGAGTGGGCGGGATAGCTACTAATAACTAAATATCAATTAAACAAAATATATACTTTTACAACTTAAATACGAACAAATAAAGATAATATAAATAACTAAAATAAATTAATAACTAAAAAACTTTAACTATGTCAAAGAAAAATGAATTAAAATCTAAAAGATTTGTAGTAAGAAAAAGCTTACTCGGTAAAAATGCAGTAATTAATGTTACTTTCAAAAATGGTAAAACTTGCACTTATAATCATGATAAAGTGTATTCTATAATGAAAAGTACACTTGAAAACTTAAATTGTTTCAAGAAATATAAAAGTTATACTGCGACTAACAATATTCCAGTAATATTGAGAGATAAAAAGTTAGTGTAATGAACAAGCAAAAGTTCAATCACTACCTTGAAATTGTAGTCAATGTAGTGTATATAAGTGGGTTCATTGGCCTGCTTGTATTCACGGTGCACACGGCGTTGAGTAATGTTTAACGTGTCTAAATAATACGAACAACAAATGTAGCAATGGTTTATGTGAGTTCGATTCTCACGCTACAACTAATAAATGTTTAACTATTAAAATATAAAGTTATGATGATAAAAAGCAAAATAACAGGTAGAGATATAAGTACAGAATACTTAGCTTTAATGAGTGGATTAATTACTAATGATGAATTTGAATTAATAACTTTAACTATAAAATAATGCATAAAAGCAAAATAATAAATATAATTAATAAAGCTTATCCAAAAATAGCTCAACACTATGGTAGTAGTGCTAAAGTTGAATTACATAATAATATTTATGAGCGATTAAGTGGAATATCAGAAATGAGTGGAGATGAGAATCCTCATGCTGAATATGATTGGAGTGAGAATAAAATATATATTTATGCTGTTAATATGAATAGTGAAGAGCAAGTTATTCGCTCGTTAATTCATGAGTGTGTTCATTCAGTACAAAATAAAGAGTTATTTGACACTTATTATGATATGGATATGTGCTATAACACTCATCCATATGAAATTGAAGCACATTATGAAGAAGAAAATTGGAAGAAATACAAATTAAATACGATTAATGTCGGATAATATTAACAAATAAAATAAATAAATTATGAGAGTAAGATTTTTGAAGAACGGTAAATTATTTATAGTGGAAACTACTCATTCACAACAAATAATGTTTAGCCACAAAAGTGAAAAAGAATGTTATGAATGGATATTTAAACAAATGAACTATGCGTAAAAGAAATTATATATTAACACCATGTGAGTATGGTTACAAAGTTGAAGCGTGGGACGATTATGGTAAATATACTTGTGTATATGAAAAAACTCGTGAAGATGCTAGTGATTTTATCATGAAATGGTGGGAAATGAGTGAAAAAAATAAGAAAAAAGATGATTTATGGAATAAAGCCATGATAAATATGATAGAAATAGATAAAAAGTATAATATAACTAAAGGAAATAGAGATGGATTGGACTGAATTTGATAAATGGTTAGAAGAATTAGCTGAAAAAAATGGAACAACAGAATATTAATAAATTAAATTAAATAAATTATGAAAAAAGGAATTGGAATAGCGATTATTTCGCTAACATTAGCAAGCTGTGGTGGTACTCAATACTTACCTTGTCCAGCTTATTCAAGTAATGATAATTACTATGAGACAGAAGGAATACATGAAAACTTAACTCAAGAAGAATATAATGAGTTAATTGCTTGTGAAAATTGTGATGAAATTGATTAAAAATATAAAATTATGAAAAAATTAACATTAAGTGTTGGATTACTTGCGGGAATACTGACAAGTAACGCACAAGATACCACTTGTACTATGGTAACAAAAGATGTAGTGCATAAATTTAACTACTATACTGATGAAATACTACGCAGTAGAGACCACACAGAAGGTAGTGTTTTTATTGATTTAACTTATAATCAAGTAGAATGTTTACATTTATTTGATGAAGTAAAAAGATATAGAACAATAGTATTAACATTTGATGATGGCACTCAAGTGTCTGAAGTAGTTGAAAGTAAATCTAATATTTATTTTATAACTGGACCTGCAAGAATTGAAGTTAAAAGACCAAAACTATTTAAACCTTTAAGATAATGGGAGAGTGGATAATATTAATACTAATATCAGCAATGGTATTAAGTTATTTTGGAAGTGAATATGAATAAAAAAAATAAAAACATGAAATATTTAACAGTATTAGACTTTGGGAGTGGTAAAATAGTACAATATTCACTTCAAGATGGTGAACATTGGGAAGAAATGTATGATGGTGTTTGCCCTTATGAGATGTTTATGGATAGTAAAGGCCATAAAGTAAGTGATTGCGAGTGGATGGTGCATGATAATCCAGGTGTAGATTTTGAATTAGAATAAAAATTACAAACTAAATACGATTACTATTGGATAATATATATAAATAATATAATATGAAATGTAAATGCAATAATATAATACCAAAGCCGCGAGTTCAACTTGGTTACAAAGTGTGCGTAGACTGCTCAACGACCGAGCGATACGGTTGCGCACCACTAATCAACCACAAGACCGGTAATTCCATACAGATTATGTCAAGCAGTGACGCTGCACGTATAGCTAAGTTGACTCAACGCCGAGGTTATGGTACAATGTTAGGATAATACAAACTAAATACGATCGCTAATAGATAATATAAACAAATAAAATAATAATTATGAATACAATTAAATTCTTAAAAGCAAACACAGTTACTGGCTTACAAAAAATTCAACTGAATGGTATAACTTATAAACCTTACACTATTTGTCAACTTGCTGATACTAGATTTGGTCAAGTAGATAATGATGGCTATTCTTATATTACAGATTGGTTTAATTATAAAGGTTTAACTTACATAGCACAATAATATGAATATAGAAGAAACATTACAACTACTTGGTATTCAAGAAGTTACAACTAAAAGACAAAAGAAAAATGGTACAAGAGAATTTGAATTACCAATCAAAGCTGAATGGAGTAAGCGCAAAATAAGAGTAGCTAGTTTTGCTAGTGGCTACGTAAGATGTCAACTAAGTGATGCTTATTGTTCTTATCAATTAAATAAAAGAGTTGAAAGTGAACCACAGTATTATGAAGCAGGTAATGGTTTATATAGAAAATTTACTACAAGAACTTGTAAGTTAATACCTAATGAACAAGATAGATTAGAATATTTAATAAGCTATTGTCTTAAAAACTATTACATTAAAGGTGCTAATAAAATAGCGGACGGTAATTATGTGCCTAAATGGAAGTATGAAGATGAGTTACAATATGCTCGTAAATTAGAGAATAAGAATTGTAACCCAGAAGTAAAAGTAATAGTAAATGGACATAAATATAATGTAATATGAAAAGAATAATAGAATATTTTATAAAAGAAAATCAAAATAAGAAATTAATTAAAAACATGGAAAGATATGCCAAAGAAGAAAAAATTAAACAGCAAAAATCCAAAGTATTGGGACAAAAGCCAGTTAAAGGAACTACCAATAAAGAAAAAAGAATTAATGTGCACGACTCATCACGGGTGTAAAGTGTACGGAATATGGTATAAATAACGAGGTGAGGGTGGTAACGTAGTGAATTGGCCCGACT